AATAAATTTCTTCCAAAAGTTCGGGTACACTTTTCCAAACCATTTGAGGATTTCCCTTATCCGAGGGTATCTCGGCCCGATAGTAGACAGAACATCAAGTGATCTGTGTAGGTCGCTAACCCAGTTAGCCATTATCTTCTTATCCGTACCAAGTGCCGCTTTAGCGAGGCTAGGGGCATACTGGTTCAACAGTGCTGTCCGGTAGCATCGCTAGAATCACGTTCTCGTTCATATAGGGAATATAAACGTCTCGGTACGTTTCCGAAAGTGTTAGATGGGTCACGTTGTGGGTAGAACTGTAAGAAGGGACCCATGTCGTGTGTAATGATGTCAACATCATTATGCATACGTCTCTCAACAGTCAAATCCGCAACGTAACTCTTGACACCCGCAGGAGATAACTCATGTCCTAACGCTTCAGCAACAGGACGAGCGTACTCATCCATAAGCCTTGAAGTCTCGGACGCTGGTGTCTCCATTATCGCAATACCATCATCTGATAGTACACGAGCGTCGATAATGCCAAACCCATAAACATGTTCAAGTAGGTGGTAGAAGGCGTCATGGAACACGCAGCCCCAGAACTGGGTTACAGGTGTACCACTGAATAGAGATGGGCGCATCACCAAAGCATGTGTGGGACTTATCTGGAGGAGTGAATCCTCAGCGATAAGCCGCTCACAGAACCATTGGAACGCGTTACGTAATTCACGGTTGTCACTAAACAGGCTACTGTCCAAGAAAGCCCTGTATATGACTTTGTTCAACGCTAAACCAAAGTGGTTATCATAAGCATCGAAGTCGTCATGCATAGAACTCTCCGCAGAACCCATAGCCTCAGACAAACCGACCCACATGTCTTCCAAGTTCTCCCATGCAATACGTGAACCGTATGCAAGACCGTCAACAAGGTGGTAATTCAGGAAAGCTCCGATAAGTTTATCGAATATCCCAGCACCGTGGATAGGTCTGTTAGGACTTCTGTGGAAACCAGCATATACATTATCTGTGTATGGTGGAAGAGTAGCAAACATGTTGCCATTCTTAACAATATCAATTATGGTTTCCCGCATTACTGGCCAGTAATCATTAAGAGCTTGCTCTTTGGTCACAGGTGTGTAATCCGGGTTACCACTGTTACGATTGGGGTTCAACTGCGCAATCCATATATCTATATCTTCTATCCTAGTGGCCCTCTTTTGCTTCATAAGATCACCGTAGTGGTTGAAAGTCTCAACTAGTGAGTTGAGAAGCTCATCAGCAATCTTAGCATCAACGTCGACTTTCTTCTGGGTGCCATATTCGGCAAGCTTACCAGTGAAAGACTCAACGTCGAGTATACCTCTAGGATCATCCATCTTCTTAACCGCCCCTGCCATGTGTTGGCTCATACTTGGGGGAGCTTTATTAACCGCATTCTTGGCCAACGCCTTAGCAGCTAACCACGGCTGATCATTCTTCACTCGCATTTTGCCGAGATCAGTAAGGATCTGCGCGTCACTGCCAAGCACGTGGTCTTTGGTAGCATTCCAATAAGCTTGATGCCTATGAGCGATAACTCTAGGAATTACCTCTGCACCTGCTACTCTAAGACCTGATACGAGAGGGCTTGTTTCTGTTGTTCGCGCCACCGAACGAATAAACCCTTCACGTTGTTTATCTGCTTCTACCTTATCCGTAGGCATTCAATCGCCCCGATGTAAAACAAACCCATTACTCAATTGGGTTTCTTCTTTTCCTCAACGTCTTCAGCTTCCGAATCCTTCTCTTCAGG